TTGTTGTGGTAAATAATCTACCATTATTTTCAGCAGAAACATCCAGAATAACAGGGGTAAAGGTATTGTCATTGGAACCCAACTCTAACTGACCCCCTTCCCCACCAACACCCCTTGCAGCGATTCCGTTAAAGTAGCTAGTACCGCTGGTAACTATAAGATTAGTGCCATTGTAGGTCAATCCAGCAGTGCTGTTTAACTTGTTTGTACTGTCAATATAAGGAATCCTATTAGTCCCTTGGTTTGTGATTGCAATATCTGGAAAGCTAAACAATGTTGCAGGGGAAACCCAAGAGCTACCATTCCATTTTTCCCACTTACCAGAAGATGATGTGAATCGTATTGTATCTGTTTTAATGTCTGTTGCGGTTGTGCTAGAAGGGTCGAACCCTTTACTAATATCATCCAACCTACCATTCATCTTAGCTACAACATCTGTGTAGTTGTTTGATACCAAAATATCAGATTGACTTGCCATATTATTTCCTAAAGAATACCCCTGCAATCAAGCAGGGGTGTATTTTAATAACCTTCAATTGCCAAAGATACTTGTGCAGTCTGCCTTGTTCCAGCAGAATCGTACACAAACACCCTAATAGACTGTGAATAACCCAAGCAATTACCTGAAGTGTTTCCAATCACCATGTTTACAGTAAAACTGTTTGTAGTTGCAGAAGTAACCTGATAAATACCGCTGATACCCAAACCAGAAGTAAAGAATAATCTAACATTCTGTCCAGTAACAAATTGGTGATTTGTTACAGACACTGTACACACGTTTGAAACAACACTGTATGTTGCAATCAGAACAGAATCGTTGAATGCTCTAACAGCAATTAAAGGTGTACTTGCATTTACAGATGCCATAATACTGATTACATCAATGAATTCTTTTGTGAAATTCACAACAGTTCCATTTGTGTCAGAAGAATTAGCTAGTACAGTCATGCTATCGGTTTTCTTCTTTGCATCCAAAGTTATAACCAATCGCTTTAACCTATATAATGCTTTATTATCTGTGGTAGAAACACTAAATCTAACCTTGACATACCTAAAGTTTGCCACAAAGACACTTGTAACACCCTCATACAGCGTATAGGTAATCCCATCCAAAGACACAGCAATTGATGTAGAAGTACTGTAGTTTGTACTACCATAACCTTCACCGTCTAAATCAATGGTAATCTGACTAGAAGCCAATACCGTGCCATAATCAAATACCTGCTCGTAATACCCCATACTAAGTGCAGGTTGTGCATAGATAGGATAACCAGCATTGATCTGATCTTGTGGACTGTTCCAGCTTCTTGTTGTGAAGTGCTGTGCCCATGTCTCAGTCAAATTAACAGGCATCAGTATGCTATTACCTTCAACCAAAGCGTTGGATTTTAAACCAGTCCAATTTGCATTAAATTCACCAAAGAATTCAAAATCTGGAGGTTCAGATACTTGAGTACTTATTGAGATTGGTAAGGATTCGTTACCATCTGTATCAACAGTAGCTAACCAGTATGTAAAAACACCGGGTTTCAATTCATCAATTGTAACAAATTCAGCACTCTGATCACCAATTAAACTAGCTGTTGCCCAATTATCACCACGCTTAATTCTCGTGGCATGAACAGGTAGTGTAGTTCTTTCTGGTGTTTTCCAGAACAACATTACAGTATTATCAATTACTTGAATCTTGTAATTCGTAGGTGGGTTAGGGATAACTTTAGTGACAAAAACAGAAGCACCTGTGGAACTGTTACCAATTACATCCACTAACTTAATAATGAACTGCCTATCACCTAACCAATCAGCAGGTAATATGATTGTGTTAGCCTTAACTTGTTTTTTGATGTCATTATAAGAGACTTCACAATAGGATAAATCATAAGGTAATGTAGGTATTGTCCAAGACAGGTTAAGCGTGGCGCTTGTTAAGGCAGTATCGGCAAAGTTGAAACTTATATTTGAAACATCAGGTAGAATATTCAATATATGAGTTATAGACGATATTTGTCTGCTATACAGACCAGAATAATCCAAAGCTGCAATGTAGTAAGTAATACTTTGACCCGGTAAAGGGCTGTCAGTAAACACACTAGTATTATCACCAAAATGAATAAGGTTAGCATTGTAGATAGGATTTCCAAAATTGGTATCTGTCCTGACTTCATAGCACTTAATATCTACCTCAGTGTTAGCATTCCAACTAATCTTTACCTTACCTAAACCCTTTTCTGCAACAGCCGAAAAACCACTGACAGGGTTTGGTTGAAGTGTCTTACCAAGAACAACATGGTTTTGGTAACTTGTCCACATTCCGGGTACACCTGTATCTGAAAGATACCTTAAACGAATCTTATATTGTTCCCCTTCTACAACATCTGGTAAAACAATAGCACCGTTTGTATAATCCACCGCTATAGTTCTGGCATTTAATCCATCTACACTGGCTGATAAATCATATTGTGCCTGAACCTTCTGTGTACTTTTAGGTAATTCAGGTGCGTTGGTGAATGAAACACTAATATTGTATTTAAATACACCGGGACTAACCCTTTCAACTACACTTTCATCTGATTGCATTGTAGTAATGACTGGCTTCTTCAAACCGAAGGCATCTACTTGCAAAACAGGGGGTAGTGTAATTTGACTTTCAAAAACCGTATTTGCTGATAGTGTAGGATAATCCGTGAATAGGTTATACGTAGGTGTAACACCATAATCCACAGCAGTCAATTTAGCGCCACTTTCATTTGGTTCGATTGATAGAATAACCAAGTCCTGCGCTTCTTGGTTCATTTCACCAAACAAAAACAAATCATCTTGATCAGCTAATGAAGTGTCAATAGCTGAAGTCAAGGTAATGGAGTCATACCAATCTGAAATAAGAGGTGTAACAACTGTTCTAACTGTACTAGCACCTGTAGAACTTCTAAATCTAATTGTATATGTCTTGTTGTTTTCCAAAGGAATCAATTCAGACAAAACAAATTTAGTGTTAGATACACGATCTTTAATCCTACCACTACCCAAACCCCAAGCAGGTACATCGTGCAAGACCTTAACCCTATCACCCCTAGAACAGACAATGTGTTCAATATCTGCATTAAAGGTATATACTTCAGGTCTTAGTTTACTTTGCGCCATGTGCCATCTTGCATGGTCAATTACTAAGGATTTCTTTGTTACACCAGCGAATGAAGCGCTTTCAAATAGACTAGCGCTTTCTGGCCCATACCCTGTATCATAGACAATAATCTCATCTTCTTGGTAATCCTTGTCTTGATTAAAGAATCTAACCCTAAGACCGTGAGGGAATTCAGGAAGATTCTTCACACCTTCAAAATTCCAACTATTATGTGGTGTGAAATGCTGTACAATTTGAGGTTTTTCCTCATCAATTACTACAGTCCATTTACCATCTTTGATGTTTGGACTCGCCCTGCCAGCAGCACAAATATCCCTAAGCACATCCAGAATACTTTTTTGTTCAGAAAGAATCGAGTTGTATTCAAACCCCCTTGCTTGACAATATTCGTAAAAACGTTGCATTGCTGGTAAATCAATTTGATCTACTGCTTTACGCTTAGGGTTTGCTGGATGTGTTAAGACGTATCTAAACAAGGACGCTGGATTACTTGTCGGGGCATCCACCCAAACACCATTAGTCCATATGGGTGCAATAGTCTGTACAATACCATTAAAACCCGGAATCTGTCCGCTGAACTGTTTACCCGCAGCAATCTTGATAGCTGTTCCAGTTAATTTGCAACCCGGTGGGTTTAAAACTGGCCCCGTATTAGATACAAAAGAAACACTATGAATGATACTTTGATGCAAATATTGCCATCTTTCTTGGCTATCTGTATCATTACTGCCTGTTTCTCTTCTAATCCTAAAAAACTTATAACCTGTCCCTGTTGCACTGAAAGATTTTGTAATGGTAAAACCATCTCTCTTAGCTAAAGGTTCAGTAATAGTTTTGCTCTGATATATCGGGACATACTCCCCTGTGTTATTATTATAATTGTGACCTACAACTTCCCTAATAACACGATTCACAGTAGGGGTTGCTTCAAAATTAGCATAAGTCCATGATAGACCATCTGCACTGAAACCATAACCAAACCACAACTTAGTTCCAGACACCTCGCCAATATTATTCCCTTTTGATGATATTTTACGCATACCCTGTGGGAAATGAATAGCTACGTTAATTGTATCGATGTTGTTTTGTGTTGTACCTGTTTCGATCCAATCACCGGGAGGAATACCAAAAGCAGAACAAAATCCACTGATAAACACAATGGAGCCACCGGGTTTATAATTAGCAGTAACCCTAGCTGTGTTAATATCCGCAACAGTACCATTAATTCTGTACCTAGAGGATGACTCAAGAGTAGTAGAAGTTACATTTATACCTGTTGTAGAAAAATTAAGATTAGTTTGAACGTTTACAGCATCAAAATAGCAAGTGAACGGTTGATTATTTACAACACCACTTGCTTTGAAATCGAAATAAAAGGCACTCTCTGCAACAGCCTCTGGCCCTGGATTGT